TCACGCCGCGCTCCTTTGCGGCTTGTGGTGACGAAGGGCGCCCTGCGCGATATCGGTCAGCGCGGCGCCAAGGCGCTCGTGCATGTCGGCCGTGGGCGGGGTGATGAAGGCGTAGGCGAAGCCCAACTCGAGGAAGGCGCCGGCGTCGTCCAGGACCGCGATCGACAGGCACGGGCCGTGCGGCTCGCAGCCGCGGGCGGCGTTGCAGTCGCGCAGCTTGAACGACCGTTCCCCGTGGCCGGCGTCGGCCAGCATGTCCAGCAGCCGCGCGGCCATGGCCGGCAGGCTTTCGAACGTCTCGTCGGACAGGGCCGCGCGGGCGATGACGAACCGGGCGGTCATGACGGCACATGCGTGGCGAGCACGTCCGTCATCGAGATCCAGTAAGTCCGAAGCGTGCGCAGGTTGCGCACTTCCAGGCGCTCGCCGTACCCGTATCGGATCACGATGCCATCGTGCGCCTTGGCCCGCAGGCCTCCGCGCATCCAGCTGACGGGACCTTCAGGCGGATAGGCGGCCCTAAAGCTGTTCTCGAATGAATATCGAGCCTTCTTGGCCTCTTGGTAGAGCTGGCCTAGCTCCATCTGCGCCCGCGTTACCATGACGGCCGCCCGTGCTTGAGGACTTCCAGAAAGCCGGGGAAGGCGCGCACGGCGAAGTACAGGGCGACCAACGCCACGCCGTAGCTGACCACCATGTAGAGGAAGGCAGCGCCGGGGCCGTCCCAGCGGACGGGGCGGCGCGGGCGGCGGGTGTGCAGGGTGAACTTGGGCTGGGTCACGACGGCTTTCCCTTTCGGCGCGCCTTGCAGGCGTCACAGTCGCAGGGTGAAGCCGCGCCTTCCGCGAGCGCGGCGACGAGGCCACGCGTCATGATCGCGCGCGCGACGGCGGGAGCCTCCGAGATCGCCCGTCCCGCGTAGAAGGCCGCGGTCCGTCCGACTTCTTGTTCCGCGTGCAGGGGGATCAGGCCCAACGCGGTCAGGCGCACGGCGGTGATATCTTGCAGTCGGCTGATCAGATCGCCGAGGGCCGACACGGCGCGATCCTGGGCCTTGATCCCTGGTACGCTCGCCAAGTCGTCAATCGCCCCGTCAACGAGGCCCTCAAGGACCGTGGCGACATGATCGGCGCGTTCGGGCCCGATTTCGGCATATTGAGTTGGACCTGTGCGCATCGCTCAGACCTCCCCGATCGCGGAGAGGTACAGGTCCAGGATCGCGTCCTCTTCCTGGCGCTTGGCGCGGTCCTGCTTGCGCAGGCGAACGACCTGCTTCAGCACCTTGACGTCGAAACCGTTGCCCTTGGCCTCGGCGTAGACCTCGTTGAGCTGCTCCGAGATCTCGGCCTTTTCCTTCTCCAAGCGCTCGACGCGCTCGATGATCGACTTCAGCTGGTTCTGCGCGGCGGTGTTCAGAACATCAGCGTGCGGGATGGTTTCCGACATGCTCTCCCCTTCCATGGATGTTTCGCGTGAAAACGCGAGCGAGGAGGAGAGTGTGGATGTTTCGTCTAGACGTCAAGTCTAGGTTTCACGTGGAAACATCATCAATGGATTGACGTGGCCGCGCGGCGATACCGTTGCGCTCATGCCAACCAACTTCGCATTGGCCGAAGCCTATCCGCCGCGCCCTGAGGCGCCGCCCTGCGCGATGCAGGAACCTTCGCCGTTGGCGTCGCTCTTGGCCGCTTCGCTTCCATGGTTCTTGGGGTGCGCGCTGCTCTTCCTGGCGGCCGCGCTGATGCTCTGCGTCATACGGCAGCGCGCGGCGAGCGCAGTTTGGATCAGGCGCGGCGCACCGCGCCTAGCCGTCGCTGTAGCGGCGACCGTCACTCTTGCCTGGTGGAGGGCGGATGTCTGGACTTCGCAGCCGCCTATAGTCGGCGCGACCGCGATCGTGGCGGTCGCAATCGTTGCCTTCGGTGTGGTTACTTGGGTCGAGCGGATCGCTACCGGCGCCAGATGATGGCGTGGAGCGCCTTCACCTGAGTGGCTTGAAGGGCAACCTGTTTGTCAGGATTGAACTGTCGAAGGAATACATGTCCGTCCTTCTGGCCCTGGTATGTTTTCACCAGCGCAGTGCCGTCCAAAAACTCAACGATGCAGTCTCGGTCTCGCGCGGGGGGGAGTCCAACCTGCGCAAGGACCATTTCGCCGGTGAACAGGCGCGGCTCCATGCTGTCGCCCAGCACGCGAATTGCGATTAGGTCGCCCGTGCCGTTCCATGTGGGTGGTGGGTCAAGCCAGTCGACGACCTGGCCCGCGGCAAAGGCTATCCGATCGTCGTCGCCAGTAGCGGCGTAGCCGTAAACAGGGATGCGTGACTGCGGTGTGCGGCGCCGTGGCGCCATGGCTGTGACACTGCCCTCGGTTTCTCCGCCGCCGTTAGAGGCGAAGAACTCTTCGATCTTGGCCCACTCGTGAGCTTTGAGCTGGCGCTGTCCCTTGATCGTCTTGCTGAGCGAGGCGGGGTCCAGTCCCATGAACCGCGCAAGCGCGGCTTGGTTGAAGCCGGCGCGTTCAAGGCGCTGTGGAAGATCCGAAATGTCCATGCGGGGCAGCATGGACAAATTGTCTTCGCGGCGCAGTTGCGCGTTTGACCAAATCACTCAACACCTCGTCTGGACGAAACGTCTAGACAGGATGTCATCAATGGACGGTGAAGCTCCCGCGCGCAAGGCCATAAGGCTCTTGGGCGTCAAGAATATCGCCCACGCCTGCGACCTGACCACAGACGCTGTCCACAAATGGGCCAATCGTGGCGGCGGTCTAATCCCGGCGGAGCACCAGGCGACGGTTCTGGATCTCGCTCAAAGCAAGGGAGCGCCGCTTGGCCCTTCCGATCTTATCGGGAGGGCGCTGTGACCGAGATCACCCACGCGCTCACGTTTTCCGTCGAACCGGAGCCCATGACGTTCCCCGGCAACGTCCTGATCACCGTCCCTTGCAAGGTGCTGGGCTCCCTTGAAATCCAAGGCGATCTGACCCTTTCCGGCGCGCTGATCGTCCACGGCCTGGCTCAACACGACGAAGACGGCGCCCTGACCGTCATGGACCCAGTCACACGTGAAACCGGCCGCGTCACCGGCCTGACCTCCGAACTTCGCCCGATCGTCACCTGGGCCAGCGGCCAGGTCCGCAGCCGCAACTGGTCCGACCTGGTCCTGGGCGACGGGAGGGCCTGGTGATGGGCAAGCTGATCCTCTGGACTGCCAAGGACGTTTCCACGTGGGGACGCCTGCTGACGATCGCCCTGGAGTGCGCCGCCGATCCTTCCCGCCCCATGGGCGAGCTGGGCCGCGCCGTCGAGAAGGCCGAAAAGGCGATCATTCCCACCCGCGACGAGGCCCAGCGCGCCACGGTGTTCATGCTGTGGAAGTTCGCCCACACCTTCGCGGCGATGGACTTCGAAGGCCGCGCGGTCAACGCCGCCCAGCTGGCCAAGCACGCCGAAGTCGCCCGCGCGATCCTTCAGCCCAGCACGGGCGAGGTCGTCAGCCTGGCCGACCGCCGCGCCGATCCGCCGTCGCGCTTCCGCGCCGATATCGACGGGTGACGCCATGTCGGGGGGCGATGAGAAGGCCGCGCGCAAGCTGGATCGCCAGCTGTTGCCAGAAAACTACGAGGTCGCGCGCCGTAAGTGGGCGGCGGTGTGCCACGTGGTGGCGGACCATGAAAGCGTGCCTGCCGCGTCGTTGCGTTTTGCGGGCGGCGGCGAGACGCGCGCCGGACCAGACCTGATCAGGGCGCGGCGCTTCAGCTGCTACCTGGCGCTGACAGCGGCCGAGCTGTCCAGCCACGCCCTGGCCAACGTCAGCAAGCTGACGCGCAAAACGATCCGCGAGCACGCGCGGGCGGTCGAAGATAGCCGCGACGATCCAGCGGTGTCGGCGGAGCTGGACGCGTTGACGGCCGAAATTCAGCTTGTCGTCGCGCGCCGCGAGTTCATCGAGCGCCGCCGTCAGGCGATGGTCGACAGCGTAGCGCTGCAGCGCCCCGCCTGGCGCCCAGCTGATCCGGCCTATGACGCCCTGATCGCCGCCTGGGCGCGCGCCGAACGCGCCACTGAAGCCTGGCGGGCGATGCTGGCGGCGGACAACGGGGGGGTAGAGGCGGCGAAACCCTCGCTAACCCCCCCGTCTGATCAAAAAAACGGGGAGGCGGCGCCATGAAGGGCGACCCCACCCTGACCGATATGGACCCGGAGGAAGGCCGTCTGGCGGCCTGCGCCGGCAAGGAACGGTTCACCGATCCGGCCGTCGCGCACGCCGTGGCCAGCCGCAGCAAGTACAAGGCGGCGCAGGTCTTCCGCTGTCCCCACTGTCACGGCCTGCACATCGGCCGCCCGCCCGGCCAGGGCATCAAGCACAAGCGCAAGGGGAAGCGGAAGTGAGCGCCTTGCGAAAGCCGATCGAACATGAAGCGGGCCTGCGCGCCTGGCTGGAATACGTCGCTCAGATGGCGATCGACTGGCTGGATGAGCTGGACGCCGCGTCCGAAGACCTTGAGGACGACGAGGGCGGTGAGGTGCTGCTGTGAGCGCGACGGACCGCATCTACTGGCTGGGCTTTGCGATGATGCTGAGGCAGCAGCTGTTCCTGAGTGCGACGGCCGCCGCGGTGCTGGCGCAGCTTGTTCGGGCGGATGGGAAATCTGTGCGCGGCGACGGCTTCGAGGCGATCGGAAGTTTCGAGGCAAAGACGCTCACCTCCGGCAGCGCTAAGACCGCCGTCGCTTGGGCGCGGGACGCCCTGCTAGACGCCGGTTTGCAGGCGAAGATAATCACCGAGCGCGGCGCGCGGGGCGAAGGTCTCTCGCGGTACCGGCTTGAAGGCGCAGGTTGCCTTAAGGCGTTTGTTGAAGGTGGCGCATGACCTTCACCCCGCGCGAACTCCCGTACCCATGGGACGAGGTGAAGGCCCGCCTGCAGCGCGAGATCTGGCCGTTGCTGGACAAGCTACGTCTGAAGGGCAAGCCCGACCCCGCCGGCCGGATCTGGCCGCTGAACCCGCGCCGCGTCGACAAGAACCCCGGCAGCTTCAACATCGCCACCAAGCCGTTGCGCGGCATGGCCGTGGGTAGCTGGAAGGATTTCGCCAGCGACCAGCAGGGCGACATTTTCGACCTGATCGGCTTCGTTGAAGGCCTGTCGGGCAAGATGGACGTCTATTGGTGGTCGCTGGACTTCCTGGGCTTGGCCAAGGGCGAGGTGCGCACCAAGGAGCAGGCCCAGCTGGACCGCGAGCGCGCCGAACTGGAGCGCATCGCCGCCGCCAAGAAAACCGAAGAAGCCTTGGCCGAGAAATCCGCCCGCCTGTTCAAGCACTGGCTGGGCCTGCCCTCGATCGTCGGCACGGTCGCCGAACGCTACCTGGTCGAGGGGCGCGGCATCGACCTGTCGCGCCTGCATCATCCGCCCGGCGCCCTGCGGTTCAACCCGGCCTGCGATCACATCGACGAGGAAACGGGCGAGGTGACGCGCTGGCCTTGCATGGTCAGCGCGATGACCAAGGGCAAAAGGCTGGTGGCCCTGCACCGCACCTGGTTGCGGCCGGACGGCCTGGCCAAGGCGCCGGTCGTTCCGGCCAAGAAGATGAGCGGCCCGCCCTCGGGATCGGCCATCCGCCTGTCTTCCGGCCCGAGCGGCCTGTCGCCGACCGATGCGGCCAAGCGCGGCCGCGCGGATCCGCTGCTGATCGGGGAGGGGATCGAGACCACCCTGACCGGCGCCGTGGCGCGGCCAGACTATCGCGCCTGGGCGGCGGGCTCGCTGTCGCTGATGGGCCTGCTGGAATGGCCCGACTGTGCGTCGGCGGTCATCCTGTTGCAGGACGCCGACTGGAAGCCAGAGGCGGTCAAGGCCTTTGAAAAGGTCCATGCACATTGGGAAGCCCAGGCCAGAGGGCGCCCGCTGAAAGTAGTGAGGGCTTAGGGTGGGACAGGATTTCAACGATCGCGTGAAGGGCAAGAGCGCCGCCGAGCGCGAGGCCGCGTTGCGCGCCATCGCCACGGACCTTGCGCTGGATGACGTGGATCTGCAGCACCTGCGCGACGCGGCCAAGAACGACCCGATCCCCGGCGCGCCCATGGACATCAACGGCGAGCCGGTCGAGCCGGGCCAATGGCGCGACATGGGCTTTGTCGATCGCATCACCGGCCTGCCGCCGAACTGCCCAGTGACGCCGCTGGGGAAGGCGGGCGATATCGTCTATGTGCTCGACACCCTGGGCGAGGTGGCGACCCTGAAAGCCAGATCCAGCGGCAAGGGGCCGATCGGCTATCTGTTTGGCGGGCGCAGCGGCTATCTGGAATGGGCCTGGCCGCGCTTTGGTAAAGCCGGCAAGAACGGCGTGCGCCCAGTGGTAGGCTGGGAAGCCGACGACGCGCGCCAGGCGCTGGTGGACGCCTGCAGCTGGAAAGGCGTGTTCGATGACGTCGATCGCGTACGCGGGCGTGGGGCCTGGCTGAACAGCGACGGCAGCTTGATCTATCACGCCGGCAACCGCGTGCTGTGGTGTGGACAATGGAAGCACCCGGGCGAGCTGGGCGATTGGGTGTTTCCCGCCCGCACCCCGATCATGGGCCCGCAGCCAGGCGCGGCCGATCCGGGCGAGATCCGCACGCTGCAGGACATGCTGGAAACCTGGAACTGGACGCGGGGCGAGCTGGACGCGCGCCTGTTGCTGGGCTGGATCGCGGCGGCGCTGATCGGCGGCGCCCTGGACTGGCGCCCGATGGTGTTCCTGACCGGCGACGCCGGCACGGGCAAGAGCACGCTGCAGAAGCTGATGGGCGCGGTCATCGGGCGCGGCCTGGTCAGCAGCGTCAACACCACGGGCCCGGCGCTCTATCAGCGCCTGAAACACGACGTCGTCCCGGTTAGCGTCGACGAGCTGGAGAGCGAGGCCGATACGCGCGTCGCCGACGTCGTGATCAAGCTGGTGCGCACGGCCGCCAGCGGCGGCAAGATCAGCCGCGGATCCAGCGACGGCGTGGCGCGCGAATACGAATGCCGCAGCGCCTTCGTCCTTTCGGCCATCAATCACCCGCCCTTGAACGGCCAGGACGAACAGCGCCTGGCGATCCTGGCCTTGCGCCCGATCGAGCGCGCGGCCGTGGATGGCCTGTTCGAGGGCGTGGACCCTCAGCGCATCGGAAAGGCGCTGCTGCGCCGGATGATCGACGGCTGGCCGCGCTGGGCGCGCACGCTGAAGGCCTATCGCAAGGCCCTGATCGAGGTGGGCGGCCACACTGGGCGCAGCGCCGATCAGTTCGGCCCGATGATCGCGGCCTGGCACATCGCCTTGCACGACGAGGAGCCGAGCGCCGAGCTTTTGGACTACTGGGTCAAGGCCCTGGACGTCTCGACGCTGAAGGAAACCAACGGCCAGGCGCCCAACTGGCGTCAATGCCTGAACCACCTGGTGGACGTGCAGCCCGACGCCCTGCGCACCTATGCGAATAAGTCGCTCAGCGGCTACATCGAGCAGTTCCGCGACAAGAACTACCTCGACGACCTGGTAGCGCGCGTGCGGGATCTGGGCTTGGCGATCAGCTTCCCCAAGGGCGCGCCCGATACCTGGGAGAACGCGCGCCTCTTCGTCCCGACCACGCACCCGGAGGTTTCCAAGCTGTTCGCCGGCACGCAATGGGCCGGCCGGCCGGGCGCCGGCGGCGTGTGGGCCTCGGCCCTCCTTCAGGCCCCCAAGGACGTGGCCCAGGCCGGCGTCTGTGGCCGTGGCCTCGATCGCGAGCGCAAGGGCGTGATGATCCAGCTAGCGGCGGTGTTTGGGCCCGGCGGCTAGCCAGCAACAGGCCGCATAGGCCTAAGACAAAAGGAAGTCGCATGACAACGCACGAACAAGAGCTGGAAATAGCGCGCCAGGCGACGCAAGGAACGTGGAAGGCCGAAGGAACGGTTTACGAGCACATGATCTCCGAGCTTCGGGCGGTCGAGCCCGGATCGGAGCGCGGCATTGCCCAGTTCTGGCAACACGCCAATGGATACGCCGACGCCAGGTTCTGCGCCCACTTCAACCCCACCCGTGTCTCCGAGCTGCTGGAGGAGAACGAGAGACTGCGAAAGGAGGCTGAGGGCCGCGCGCGTGCAGACGCCAACTATCGCGCCCGGTGGAAGCGCGACGATCTATTCAGGTCGCTGGATGAAATCAGGCGCCGGTTCGCCGGCCTTCGTCCAGGCGACGCCGAAGAACTAGCCGAGTTGCAATCGCGCTGCCTGATAGCCGAGACCGAACGCGAAGCCGCCGAGGATCGCGCTGCGAGGGCGGAAGAGGCGATGCGTGAAGCGGCTGACGAGCTGAAGATCGCCGCTCGTCAGAACGAGTTGTCGGCGAACATCATGCGCGATCCGGCGCGGACGGGCGGTTGGGTGGGCGCTGAGCGCACGGCGGCGGCCTTTGATCGCCACGGCCTGAAGGTTGCGGCCATTCGTGCCAAGCTTATGCGCGCTATGTCCAAGGCCTTCGCCTAGACCGTATTCCCGCACTCTGAAGCCCACAGACGAGGAGCGGCCAGCCTGGCGCTCGCGAAGCGCGCCAGGCGGTGCGGCCGCGCATCCAGCTGACGCCCGCTTAGAGGGCGCGCTGCAGCGCGCTCCGCTTGCCTGAACCCCGACCCGCTACGCCGTTGCGGTCGGGCCGCCAGGCCCGCTTCTGACCACCTCGCAGGCCCGCACCCAGACCCTGATCGAGACCTATTCACAGGCCTAACCCTCCCCCCACCCTTGCCCGGTTAGCAAGAAAGAAGGCGCAGGACACCATCGAGCGGTCCAACCGGTCCAACCCGAGCACGGTTGGACGCTTTCGCCAGCAGCTTCAACAACTTCACAGCTATCCAACCGTCCAACCGGTCCAACCTCGCGCGCGCGCATGTGAGGAAGGGAAGGGGGTGCAAAATGCTCGCGTGTAGAAGGTAGGCTGGTTGGATCGGTTGGATGGTTGGATAGTCTATAGACCTCTGGAAATGCTCGAAAAAATAGGCAAATCGGTCCAACCTGAGTGCAGTTGGACCGGTTGGACCTTAAATAATGGCCGATTTATTCGATCCACCCGCTCAGACGGGCGTTTTGCCGGCGGCGGGCGCGGCCGTGGGAACGGCGCGGCGAGGCCGCCCCAAGGGTTCGAAGAACAAGCGGGCGGGCGACCTGGCTGGGTTCATCGTGGCCCAGCACGAGGGGCGCACGCCTGGCCAGCAGCTGGCGGCCGTGGCCCTGCCCACGGCCAAGGATCGGCGCGAGGCGAGGGCGCGGGCCCGCGCCCTGGGCGTGGATCCCGAGACCATGGCCATGGTGGTCAAGGCCGAGAAGCTGGCCAGGGCCATGGGCTGGGCTCAACCCGGCTTGCCGGTCCCGGCCCAGGCGCTGCGCGACGCCTGGTCGATCATGTTCGCGGCCTACAAGGAGCTGCTCCCCTACATCCACCAGCGCCTGGCCCCGAAGGAGGCGGACAAGCCCGCCGCCGCCCTGCCGGTGATCATGATGGACGCCGAGCCCGAGGGTGGCGCACTGCCGCCTAGCGCGTTCGGCGAAGGCGAGGAAAATCAAGACCTTATCGAGTTGATCCCCGTTCAACTCTCACAGGCCAACTCTCACGTCATCGAGCAAACCCAAGAGCCGTAAGTCCTTGGGCTAGTTCGGCCGACTGATTGAAAATCAGCTGGCCGACCCTGCAGCGCCTGCGCCTGGCCTGAGAAAAGGCCGACCCTCCCCCCGGTCCCTCGCCCCCCTACCCCCGAAATCGACCCGGCACCCTCAGCCCTAATGGGGGTCTGTCCGGCGGGTACACGCCCTTGAGGCCCAAGCCCCCCGCCTGACGGGTCGCCCGAACATGTCCGCCTCGAAACGGGTCAGGGTCTGGGAAGGCGGCAGGGGTGGCGGAGAGCGTTCAGACGATCGACCTGCGCAACTACGCGGGCCAGGTAGCCAAGGCCTACGAGCACAATCGTGCGCCGGTCTCGGTGATCGTCGGTCCTACGGGTGGGGGGAAGTCCCAGGCCTCGGCCCGGCGCATCCTCCGCGTCGCTCTCATGCAGCACCCTAGTCCCCGCGACGGGATCCGCAAGTGCAAGATTTGCTGCGTGGCGCCGACTTATCGCCAGCTGTGGGACACCGCGATCAAGAGCTATGCCAAGGTGTGGCCGATCAGCTGGGGGAAGTGGAGCGGCGCCAAAGGCGATCCAGCTGACCACGTGTTCGATCTCATGTGGCGGTTCGGATCCGGAGATTCTGAGCCTATCCATATCGAGGTCGAGTTCCGCGCCCTGCGCGACGAGAGCGCTGAAGAGTTCGTGCGCGGCCGGGAGGTCACCGGCTGGTGGATCCCCGAAATGGACACCTTGGCCGCGGAAGACCTTCTGTCTCTGACCAGCAACCGCGTCGGCCGCTATCCCGAGCCCGAGGATCGTTGGGACCCGGAAGAGGCGACCAGGCGCGGATGGCGGCCGGCGTGGAAAGGCGTGTTCGGGGACAGCAACGCCCCGGTGCACGGCAGCTGGTTTCACGACAAATTCTATGTTCGGCGCGAGAACCGCGACGGCTTCTACGTCCAGCCGCCGGGGCTTCTGGGCGACGGGACCACCAACCCGGAAGCCGAAAACCTGCACAATCTGCGCAAGATCGAGGCCGACTATTACCGAAAAATGGCGGCGGATATGTCGGATTACGACATCGCCCGCCTGCTGATGTGCCGCCCAGGTTGGCCGCGCCTGGGCAAGCCCGTGTACATGTCGTTCGCCGACGAGGTCCACGTCGCCAAGGCCCAGCTGGAGCCCGAGCGAGGACGCAAGCTGATCATCGGCGCGGACGCCGGCCAGACCTTCAACTCGGCCGCGACGTTCAGCCAGCTGGCGTGGAGCGGCCAGCGGCGGCTGCTGGCCGAGATCTCGCCCACCGTGCGCAAGATGGACCTTCAGGAGTTCGGCCAGGAGATCCGGCGGATCAAGGACACCGTGTTCCCCATGGTCGACGAGGCGGAAATCTGCGTCGATCCGGCCGCCAAGGCTGGAATGAGCCACAACAAGGCGATCAGCCACGCCCAATACCTTCAGGCCCTGACGGGCATCGCCGTTCGCCTGGCGCCAACCAACAAGCCTGAGCTGCGTATTGGCGTGATCGAGCAGCGCCTGAAACGGATGGTGGGGCCTAGCCAGCCCGCGCTGTTGATCGACCCGCGTTGCAGCGGCGTGATCGCGGCCTACAGCGGCGGCTACCACTACGCCAAGACGGGCAACGTCTATTCGCCCCTGCCGGACAAGAAATCCGAGCATAGCCACATCGCCGACGCCGACCAGTACGCCGAATTGCTGGTCAGCGGCCTGGGCCTGGGCGGCGGCTTTATCCCCCCCTCCGCGCAAGGCCACCAGAATGGCCCTGGTGTGATCCTCGACTAGGGCGAAGACATGAAGGTTCAAGGCGATCCGACCGCGACACCGATCGGCGGCTTTCTGGGCTACGACCTAGCCGCTGGCGTGACGATCTCCGCCGGCCAGACAACGGCGCCGGTCGAAGGCGTCGCCGCGGGCTCGTACCTGCTGGCGATCCTCGCGACGAATTGGAACGGCGCGACGATCAAGCTGAAGTTCCTTGGCCCGGACGGGGTCACCAACATGGACGCCAAGGATGCGGAAGGAAACGCCGCGTCCCTGAGCGCTAACGGCCATCTGGGCGTCGTGGTGGGCGGCAACGCCACCCTTTGCCTAGAGGCGACCGGTGGCGCTCCCACGGGCGTCTATGCGTCGATCAGCTAGGGGGAAGCCGTGCCGCTATCCAAAGCCTATGGCCTGCAGCGGGGATGGCCGATGGCCCCCGGTCTAGGCCCCAACCCCAACAAGGGTGGTGGGGTTCCCTTCGGCGCAGTCTTCATCGGCGGCGTGCCCGTCACCATCAATGGTGTCTATCCCGTCATCGGAGGCAACTAGTGGTCCAGAGCCGATATGACACGAGCGTCGCCGCAGACCGAGCGGCCATCCAGGCAGGCCTGGCGGCGGCCGGTATGGCTACGAGCCTGCGCACCGCCATGGAGACGTGCGCGGCCCGCGCCGACGCCGGAAACCTGCTGACCCGGCCGGTCAATGCTGCGGCGGCGACGGTGACGAGCCCGACGTCGAACCCGTCGACCACGGGCCTGACCAACCTCCTCCCGACCAACTCGGGATGGTTCGCCCGCTACACCGGCAACACGACCGTCGGCAGCAAGGTCATCACCAACCTGACGCGCGTCAGTGGCGACTTCCTGCTGAATTTCGCGCCTGGCATGCCGGTTTCCGAGAACGCGCCGACGAACACCAAGCCGGCCAGTGTTCCGAACGGCACCTTCATCGTCGCGTCTGACAACACAGCTGGCACGCTGACGATGAACAAAGAGGCCCTGGCTACCACCACGGGCGTGACCATCAATATCTTCCCGTCTGGGATCAACATCGTCGGCGGCTACGCCGCCAGCTACTACGGCTCGTTCGCCCCGGCGGGGGCGACGACTGGCAACGGCGTCAATCCTCCGACGGCTGTCGCGCAATACTACATCCCGGTCATCCTCGAATTTGAGACCGACGCGGCCGACCTGAAGCCAGGCTCGACGCAGATCGTCCTCAAGGGCTTCAACAGCAACGCCAACGCCGACTTCCGGTATCGGATCGCGATTAACGGGGCCTATCTGACCAGCGCGCCCCAGCCGTTGGGCGCGACGGGCGACGCCAATTTCTACCTGACCATCACCCTGACCAAGCCAGGGAAAAATCTGGTGCGGATCGAGCTGCCGTCCCTGGCTACGATCAATTCGCTCTGGGTCGCCACGGGGGCGCGTGTCAGCAAGCCGGTCAGGACGCCGGCCGTTTATGCCGCGATCTACACCGACAGCTTCGGCCTGGGCGGCGGCTACAACTTCTGGGCTCCCGCAGGTCGGTCTATCCAACTTTGCGAGATGATGGGGTGGGAACCCCTCCTCGTAGGTGTTAGCGGCACGGGCTACACGGCGGGCAACCTCGTCGGAGCCTATAGCTGGGCCTCGTCGCAGCACCTTGATGACCTCCTGACGCTACCTTGCGGCCCGGTCATCGTTGACGGGTCGATCAATGACGCAACGGCGACGTCGAGTGACATTACGGCGGGGGCGATTGCGACCTTCCAGGGCATCCGCGCTCGCCTGCCTAACGCCCCAATCTACGTGATTGGCGTCACGGCGACGACAGGTATTCCGTTGTCCACGACCAGGGCTCAAGAAGCCGCCATTCTCTCGGCCATCAACACTGTCGCCGACGACAATATGTGGTGGATACCGGTTTCAAGCGATCCGGCTGGGCCGTGGCAGACGCCCAACGTCAACACGACCTTCGCCGGGGGCGGCTACTCCAACGGCGCGGCGTTTACCGGATCGGTCTCGGGTCAGGTTCTGACGGTCTCGGCCATGACGACCGGGACCATCTTGGAGGGGCAGACAATCAGCTTCACGGGCATCACCGGGTCGCCGAAGATCACCCTCAACGGCACCGGAACCGGGCAGACCGGGACCTATGGCTTGAGCATCGATCAGGGGACCATCAGCTCTCGGGCTATGCAGTCCGGCGACACGGCGCACCCGGCCGACAACTTTACCAACTGCAACGCCTCGCAGAACCTGGCGTCGCGGGAGGCGGCTGCGATCCGCGCGCTGTTGCCGCAGTTGCGGCGCTAGATCACCACTGACGGTTCGCGAAGCAGTCGTCGCATTCCTGATCGGGGTTATGGGGGCATCCGCGCGATCTGCGCTGGATCTCCGCCCATAGCCGCGACCACCATCCACGCTTCTCGGGTGTCGGCTTAGTGGTGTCGCTCATGGGTCGCGCCTTCCAGTTGCCCGCATAAACCATACGCTTTACTATAGACAGTACGGTTTATGCGTTGCAACGGGGCGCTGTTTTGACAGACATTACGATACGGTTTAGTCCGCGCCCTATGGGCCGCCCCAAACTCCCAATCAAGTCGACGCAGGTCCAGTTGGGCGCGGGGCAGGCTGAGCGTATTGACGCGCTCGTTGGGCAAAAGCGCCGGTCGAAGTTCATCCGCGACGCGATTGACGAGAAGCTGGCGCGTGAAGCGCCGGACGCGGGCAATGGCGACAGTTCCAGCGGGTCATAGACCCCACCACCCCTACTTCAAGTGTGGGGGTCTTCCCTCCCGACTGGCACGGGATTTGAGTCCGAAAGTTGCTTGTGGCCCTCCGTTCAACCGACGGAGTGCCAGAAATGCACACTTTCAGCGAAGCCGCCGCCTCCTACGTCCAGCACGGCGGAGAGGCGCGGTACCTCCGGCGCCTGCTGGAGCGCTTCGGCGACCAGGATGTGGCGACCATCACGCCCATGGCCGTGCGGAACGCGGCGCTGGAGATCTATCCGGACGCCTCGCCCGCGACCCGCAACCGCCATGTGATCACCCCGGCGCGCGCCGTGCTCTATCACGCGCACGAGCTGGGCTGGCGCATGCCGGCGAGGATCCGGCTGTTCCGGGCGACCAAGACCCGCAAAACCGTCCCCGCGGGCCGTCGCTGGCTGGAGACCTTCGTCGACCGCTGCGACGCCGACGGCCTGGCGCACTTGGCCGCGCTGGTCTTGTTCATGAACCTGACGGGCGCGCGGGTCTCCGAAGCCATCGCGCTCACCGGCGAGCATGTAGATCTGCGCCAGCGGACGGCGATGCTGGTCAAGACCAAGACCGACGTCATGAGCCTGCGCTATCTGCCCGACCACCTGGTGGAGCGGATCCGCGATCTGGATCCGCGCCCAGGCGAGCGGGTGTTCCGCTATACCTCGCGGTTCTCGGTCAACGAACGGATCAAGGCGGTCTGTGAGCGGGCGGGCCTGCCCTACAAGTCCTCGCACACCGTCGGCCGCCATGCCTTCGCGACCAACGCGCTGAACGCCGGGGTGAGCGTCCGCGTCGCCATGGACGCCGGCGGCTGGAAATCGTCAGCCGTGTTCCTCGAAACCTACGCCCATACGATCAACGCCGGGCGAACCGTGGCGGCTCGCTTCAATGCCATCCACGAGCAAGATCAATGCTAGGGCGTCCTAACCCCCCCGCCTTCCTTCTCGCCCCAATGTGGCGGCATGAGCTTCTTCCGCACACCCAAGCCGCCCGCGCCGGTGACGCCGCCCAACCCGGCGGACACGGAGAACCGCGTCCAGGATGAGCGCAAACGCCGCCTGGCAGCCGGCGGACGCAACGCGACCACCACGACCACGGCCCTGGGCGCCATGGCGGCCAGCAGCACGCCCCGCAACACCTTGACCGGCCTGAACGGCTAGGGAGCGCGCCATGGCGGCTGAGTGGAAGGCGATCCGGCGCAATTTCGAACACCTGCAGAGCCTGCGCTCGATCCGCGACGCGGAGATGCAGCAGGTCGCCGACGTGTTCATGCCGCGCAAGTCGTTCATCTGCACGCCAGTGCCTGGCCAGTTGCGGCCCAGGATGGTCACAAGCAGCAAGCCGATCGCGATCTTCAACAAGAGCCACGCCATGTTGGCGGGTTTCCTATTCGATCCGACCCGCCCGAACGTGAACCCCAACACCGCCCGCGGCCTGATCCAGGCCGGGCGCCGAAGCGAGCTGGACGCCGAGAGCGCAGACTACATCACCAACCTGAGCTGGCAGGTTCATGACCGCATGATGCTGCCGGCCGCGCGCTTCCTGGCGACGCTGGCGCGGGTGTGTCAGGAACTGGTCGGCTTCGGCACCGCCGTGGCCTGGGTCGGCCGCCAGCGCGGCTTCGGCCCGGTCTACATGGCCCGTCCGTTACGCAGCTGTTGGATCGCCGAGAACGACGAGGGCGTGGTCGACACCCTCTATTTCCGCTGGTCCATGCCGGCCTGGAAGGTTGTGACGAAGTACCCAAAGGCCGCCGAGATCCAGAAGATCAAGGAGCTGGCCGAGGATCCGCAGCGCTGGCAAACGCCTATCACCCTGTTGCATGCGGTCGAACCGCGCCAGGGCGGAGTGATGCGGGGCGTCGCCACCAACATGCCATTCGCCAGCGTGGTCATCGCTGTCGATTATGACGAGGCCGTGCTCGAAGAGAGCGGCTTCAACAGCTTTCCGTTCGCGGTCCCGCGCCTGGGCGTGGAAGAGGGGAGCGCCTACGGCACCGGCCTGGCCTGGCGCGGCCTGCCCACGGCCCTGGTAATGAACGAGTTGCAGCGTGGGATCGAGAAGGCCGTCTCTGGCCGGGTCGATCCGCCGATGTTCGCCCCGGCCCGCTTCCTGTCCAAGGCGCTCGATCGCCGACCAGGCGCGGTGAACTACTACGACGAGACCGGCCTGGGTTTCCAGAACCTGCGCGACGCGATCCAGTACATGCAGCAGGGCGGCGACGTCGGTATTGGCGTCGAGTACATGAACATGCTGGCGGGAGACCTTGACGAGGTGTTCCTGACGGACGGCCTCAAGCTGCGCGACAACGGCGACGTCACGGCCGAAGAGATCATCGAGCGCCGCCAGCGCCTGATCCGTTCGATGGTGGCCTATGTGCCAAACGTCGATCGCGATCTGATGAGCGTGACGGCGGATCGCACCCTGACGATCTTGGGCGAAGAGGACATGATCGCGCCGCCGCCCGAGCAGCTCAGCGAAATTGATGTGGATTGGGACTATGCCGGCCCGCTGGCTATCGCCCAGCAGCAAGGCCAGGTCGATACGTTCCGCCAACTGCTGAACCTCGCCGGCCAGGCCGCCAATATCGACCCCAGCAGCACGGCGGTTTTGGCGCTGGAAGAAGGCCTGCGCGCCTGCGCCGAAGCCCTGGCGGCCCCCGCCGGCATGCTGCGCAGCCGTGTCGAGGTCGAGCAGTTGCGCCAGCAGCAGGCCGAGGCGGCCCAGGCCGAACGCGAGGCCGCGCTTGCGGCCCAGGCCGGCGCGGCGTTCCGCGACGCGGCCCAGGGCGCCAACACGTTGGCGGCGGCCGATCAGATGCAGCGCGGCGAAGCGAGAGCGGCCTGACATGCAGGATATCGAGACGCGATCGGCAGTCGACCAGCTGCGCCGAAATGACAGCCCCGCCTTGCGGGCCGCGTTCGCGCGCATCCCCCGCGCCGCCCTTCTCGCCATCCTGAATATCGCCGGGATCGGCAGCCGCTTGCCGTCAAACCTCAGCCCGGAAGCCTGCGCCTACGAAAATGGCATGCGGGCTATGGCGCTGGAAATCCTGACCCGCGCGGGGTTCGACATTCCGTCGATCCTGGGCGCGGCCATCACGGGTCATCTGGAAGGAGATCACCATGACCGACACGACGGGCACGCCCCCATCCTCGACGACGACGCCGCCTCCTATGGACGGAACGACGAGTACTGACCCCGCCGGCGCCGGCGGCGGCGAGGCCAAGTCCTGGCTGGAGCAGCTTCCCGAGGGGATGCGCGCCGACAAGAACCTGGCGAAGTACGAAAGCCTGGAGGCGTTCGCCTCGGGGCACCTGAACGCGCTGAAGCGTTTCGGGAAAGACCCCAACAGCCTGGTCGAGGTTCCCAGCAAGCCCGACGATGAAAAGGCCTGGGGCGACCTGTGGGGCAAGCTCGGGCGCCCCGAAGCACCGGAAGGCTACCAGCTGCAGCTGGCCGAGGGCGCGTCGGAAGACGACAAGGCGTTCGTCGAGGGCTTCCGAGCGGTCGCGTTCAAGGCCGGGATGACCCAGACGCAGATGGCTGCTGCTATCGGCTATCTCAACGAAGTGACCGGGAAAGCCGGCGAGGCCGCCGCGGCCCATGCCGAGGCCGCCGCTGCTGAGACCACCAAGACCCTGAAGGCCGAGTGGGGCGACAAGTACGACGTCTACAGCAAGGAAATCCCCAAGCTGATCGAGGACCTGGGCGGCAAGGAAGCCGTCGAGGCGCTGAACCAGGAGGGCATGGGCAATAGCCCCACGCTGCTGAAGATCTTCGCCAAGTTCGCGGACCTGCGCGCCGAACACGGCAAGCTGCCCGGCGGTGGCGGCGGCGAAACCGAAACGGTGAATACGCCCTACCAGGCGCAGATGAAGCTGGCCCAGCTGCATGGCGACCAGGCCAAGGCGAAGGCCCTGCAGGACAAGAACGACCCCTTGCACAAGGCGGTCATGAAGGAACGCGAGGACCTTCTGAAGCAGGCCTACCCTGCCGGCCAGTAAGCCGGGACGTTGACGACGAGGGCAAATCAGTTCAGCCCTCGTCGTACTCGCCCGACCGTTGGACACCCGGCCACGCCGGCCCATCAGGAGGCGACGCCCTAGCGGGCGTTAATCGCGAGGCTCGCGCCCGGACACGAAGCCGGGGACCGCTGCCGATCAAACCCTTCAATTTTGGTCGAGCCGTCGCGCGTCTGCGCGAGGCCTAGCGGGAGAGCCAGTCATGGCCGCCGAAGACACCATTCCGAACCACTACGTTCAGGGTTTCCGCGCGAACCTGAACCTGCTGCCGCAGCAGATGGAAAACCGCCTGCTGGGCGCCGTGGACACCGACCTGGCCTATAGCGAGCCGGGCACCAGCTTCAACTGCGATGACATCGGCGCCAGCACCCCGGCGCCCGTGACGACGCGCGTGCCGGATAGCCCAGGCGGCTTCCTGGAACAGATCCGCCGTGGCGGCCACTTCGAGGCCTTCTCGGACGGCAAGTTCATCGACAACCGCGACAAGGCTCGCGAGCTGGCCGACCCGAGCAATCCGACCATGCGGTCGATGATGGCCGGCAAGGCCCGCTACATGGAAGACAAGATCATCGACACGATCTTCGGCACCACGTTTTCGGGCCAGAACCTGACGACGCCGAACACCTTCCCGGCCGCCCAAGTCATCGCTGTCAACGACCGCCAGAACCTGCACGACGCCGAGAACGTTCCTGCGTCGGGCAACCTGGGCCTGACGATCGGCAAGATCATCACCGCCAGCGCCATGCTGGACCGCAGCGAGCTGGACGGCGAGCGCTACTTCTCCTGGACCTCGTATGAAAAGGCGCAACTGCTGGCCAGCACCCCGGCCACCAGCGGCGACTACAATACGATCAAGGCCCTGGTGAACGGCCAGATCGACAGCTTCTATGGCTTCAAGTTCATCCGTACCGAGCGCATGCCGGTGTCGTCGAGCATCACCGACTGCGCCGCCTGGGTGAAGCCGGCGATCCAGTATCGCGCCCGCGAGATCATCACGGCCAAGATCACCCAGCGCGAAGACAAGTCCTTCCGTTGGTACGCCTACTACGAGACCGAGCACGCCGGCGCCCGTCGCTACGACAACGCCGTGGTCAAGGTCCGCTGCGACCGCACCGCCCAGGCGAACGCCTAATCCTCCCCGACTGGCCGGCCCTTAGCGGGTCGGCCGCCTCTTTCGGACTTGGGCGATAGCCCCACCGGCCATCCGGTGAACCTCGAAGGGTCAAGACGATGACCAAGTACTACGGCTCTCTGGTCGGCACGCCCAAGCGCGCGACGCCGCCGGCCCTGATCTCCTACGCGCTGGAAAATTCCAGCGACAAGATCCTGGTGCGCGACACCATCGAACTGGCCGCCGCCGCGGCGACCGATACCGTCTCCCTGGTCTTCCTGCCCTGGGAAACGGTCCTGGCCCCGTCCTCGGCCTTCTATTTCGACGACCTGGGAACGGGCACCACGCTGTCGATCGGTGACGTGACCTATCCGACCGCCCTGTGTAACGCCCAGGACGTCGCCACGGCGGCGGGTTCGGCGCTGGTCATGAAGTCGGTGGACATCGCCAACTACTTCAAACCGCTCTGGCAGATGCTCGGCTACGCCAGTCTCGCCGCCGCCCAGGCCGTTGGCAGTCGTTGCGAACTGCTGGCCACGGTCGGCGCGGCGGCCGCAACCGGCACCCTGACCTGGCAGATCGCGGGCACCCCCCGCTAACACCCTTCGCCCGGCGCGCCGCGTCGCTCTCAACTTCGCGAACGCCGGGTGAACAGCGGGCGGGCTCTCCTTCCAGGGCCCGCCCGCCTCCGTTTCGGATCTCTCGAAAGGCGCGGCCATGGCCAGCAAAATGTCCATCGTCAATCAGGCCCTGGCGCTGCTGGGGCAGGATCCGACCGAGACCCTCGTCCTGCAGGACGCCAAGGCGCCAACGCGGCGCTTGTTGGTCTTTGTCGACCAGGCCCTGGACGAAGTGCTGACCTATCATCACTGGACCGATGCAACCCGCCATCCGCAACTGTCCGCCGTCGCCCCGGCGGACGGCGATGCGGACTGGAAATATCCCTACGTCTACAAACTGCCCACGTCGGTGTTGCGGGTGCTGGGCGTCGAAGGCTGCCACCCCTGGCAGGTAGCGACCCGCGTTAATAGCGGCGCCGAGGAACGCGTGATCCGCAGCGCGGATCCGGGGCCGCTCAAGCTGACCTGTATCATTCGCATCGACTACCCATCGGTTCCCACGCATCTGATTACGGCGCTCGCCACCACCCTGGCCGCCCTGAGCTGCTACGCCGTCACCGGCGACAACGCTAAGGCTGACGCCCTGGCGAAGGCCGCCCAGGACCGCCTGATCATGGCGCTAGGCAAGGACGCCTCGCAGGAGGGCGGACAGCCGCCGCTGTTTGAGGACCGTTTCGCCCAGCTGCGCGCCTCGGCCGGCTAACCCCCCCGTCGTCGCTCGCGCGTGAAGCTGACGGCATGGCGACGCAGATTGGCTTCAAGACCCGGTTCAACAGCGGCGAGCTCGCGGAAGACTTTTGGTCATCCAGCGACCTGGAGCAGCACGCCAATGGCTGCGCCTTGGGTCGCAACTTCATTGCGCGGGCGACAGGACCGCTTGGCCGCCGGCCGGGTTTCTGGTGGGTTGACGCTCCGGTCTACCGCGACGCCTTCGCTCGCCAAATCCCCTTCGTGCGATCGGTGGACGACGCCTATGCACTGGACTTTGGGCCTGGCTATTTCCGCGTCCGACGCGCGGACGGCGAATATTTCGGGGTCGAACTCGCATCGCCCTTTATGAACGGCGATCTTCAGGGCCTGCGCTGGCGCCAGACCGGCGACATGCTGGTGTTCTTTCACAAGGACGGCCGCCGGCCCAAGCGCCTACTGCGCCTGAACGCGGAAGCCACGGCGTGGTCCTGGGCCGACTACGAGTTCGAGAATGGACCCTGGCGCGCCGAGAACACCGACGAGGCCGTGACCATCCAGGCCAGCGATATTTCCGGCTCCGTGGTCCTGACCGCTTCCTCGAGCGTGTTCGATCCCGGTATGGTCGGCACGCAATTTCGCCTGCGCGCAGCCACGGGAACGCCCGGCATTAAGACCTGGCAGGCCGATTGGGACCCGCGCGACAACGAGCTGGTCAACAGCAACGGCCGCATCTATCGCAACGCCGACACGATTGGCAGCACGATCAAGACCGGAAACACGCCGCCGATCCATGATCGAGGCACGGTCAGCGACGGCGTGATCAACTGGCAGTACGTCCACGACGGCGCTGGCGTGGTGCGCATAGACACCGTCATCAGCCCAACCCAGGCCCAGGCTAGCGTCCTGCGCACTCTGCCCACCACGGGCAACGCCAATCATGAACTGGCGGCCTTGAGCGGCATCGCCTTTCCCGCGACTAGCCTCTGGGCCGAGGCCGCCTATAGCGACTATCGCGGCTGGCCTACGGCGTGGCCCGACTTTCGCGAAGAACGCCTCGTGGTCGGCGGGGGGCGCAGCGAGCCCGACAAGTTCGATGCGACGCGCACGGCCGGGTTCGACACGGTCAAGGCCGACTTCACGCCGGGCCTGGGCACGGGACGCGTGGTCGATGACGACGCGGTGCGCAATTTCTGTGGCGATGTCAGCGCCCAGGTCAGTTGGTTCATTTCGGCCGCTCGCCTGCTGGCCGGAACCCACGCGACCGAAAACGTGTTGGGCGGCGGCACGCTGGACGATCCGCTGACGCCCAGCTCGGGCCGCGCGCGGACGCTGAGCGGCTTCGGCTCGAAGGACGCCGCGCCCGTGCGGGCGGGGAACACGGTCCTGTACCTGACGCGGGGCGGAGCCTTGCGCGAGCTGAACGTCAGCTCTGATCTGCAGACGGGCGCTGGTCCTGGCGACCTGTCGTTCATCGCCAGCCACGTCGTCGCGCGCGACATGGTCGAATTGGCCTGGACGGGCGATCCCTACAACGTGCTGTGGGCGAGGCTGGCGGACGGCGGCCTGGCCTCGTTCACCTATCATCGCGAACAGCGGGTGTATGCTTGGACCACCCACGAACTGGCCGGCGGCTGGAAGGTCGAGGCAATCGCCTCTCTTCCGGCCCCGAGCGGCCGGGACACGCTGTGGATCAATGCCTGGCGCATCAAGGAAGGTGTAGAGCAGCGGGGCATCATGATGCTGTCCGCGCCCGAGGACGGCATTCGTCTGGACGCGGCCGAGCGCTATATCGGCGACCCGGCCAACGCCGTGGCCGGTCTGGATCACCTTGAGGGCGAAGAGGTGTCGGTCAAGGCGCGCACCGGTCCTGGCGGCTATGTCGAATATCGCAAGCTGGTGGTCTCTGGCGGGGTCGTGACGCTTCCCAACGAAGACGAGTTCGAAGAGATCCTGGTCGGTCTGCCCTATCGGTCGCGGTATGAAAGCTTGCCGCTGGACTTGCAGGGCCCGGCGACGTCGCAGGGCCGCAAGCAGCGCGTCACCAAGATGAAGGTGATCATGCGCGGCGTGAATGGCCGCGCCGGCGTTAGCGTCGATGGCGAGGACGGGATCCTGGACGAGTTCCAGCACCGCCGACCTGACGACTTGGAGCAAGTCCCCGAACGCCGGCTGGTAGCTGAGGTCCGCACGGACAGCGGTATTGGCGATGATCCGCGTCTGGTTATCGAGTGCGACAGCGTTTTTGACCTGGTGATCTACGCCTTGAGGCCCAAAGAGGTGGTCAATGATTGATCCGGTTGACATTGGACGTCCCGGAAATGTGTTGGGGCATGTCCGGCGCTATGGTGACGACCGGGTCATCCGTATCGGCCGCGCTCGCGATGGTGATGAGGCGCTGTTCACGCCGCGCGCTGATTTTGCGGCTGACTTCGCATCGGAAGGGGCGCTGCTCCCCGACGGTCTTCGCTGGACCGTCGAAACCGGCTGGGGCAGGCGCGAGGTGCTTGGCATGGGCGGCTTGGCGCCGCTGGGCGGTCGGCGCTGGGGCGTCTGGGCGCTCATGTCTGATCTGACCCCAAGGCAATGGCTGCTGGCCGGCTGGGCCGCGCATGCCGTGCTCACCTGGGCAACCACGGCAAACACCATTTTTGAGAGGCCGACCTTCCAGGCCGTCCCCGCGCCGACGCCGGAAGCGGTGCGACTGTTGAAGCGGATCGGGTTCGTGGACGTCGGCGAAGCCTACATGATTTGGGAGGGATAAGTGGATCCTATGACGATCGCCGCTGGCGTTTCGGCCATCGGCAGCATCCTGGGCGGGATCGGCGGCTTCAAGGCCGCGCGCGGCAAGGCCAAGGCCTTGGAGGCCGGCGCGGCCCAGGCGCGCGCAGAAGCCGGTGTCAACGCCCAGCTGGCGCTGGAAGAGGCCGACCGCGCGGCAGGATCGGCGGCCGTGGACGCGGCGGCAGGAGGCGGACTGACGGGCAGCGCCCTGGGCGCGCTGGACGATCTGACGGCCGGCGGCATGTACAACGCCCGCACGGCGCTCTACGCCGGTACGGTCGAGGGCCGTAACCTGCAGCATGAGGCCACGGTCTCGCGCCGCCAGGGCGGCTTGACCCTGATCACCGGCTGGCTGAACGCCGCGGGGGCCGCCAGCACGGCGCTTGGCAGCATGCAGAATACCCGCCAGGCCCGCCTGGCCGCCAGCCAGCAACGTGGCCTATCGCGCGCCCAGAGCGTCGGCTTTGACCTGAAGGGGGCCTATTGATGGCGCCGCTTCCCAAGGCCGCGCCGCGCGCCCAGCGCGTCAGTACGGCGGTCGTCGACACCAGCGTGGTTGGTCAGGGCGTCCAGGCCTTGGGGCAGGGCGTCGCCCAGGGGCTGGACATCGTCCGCCGTCAACAGGCCCAGGACGCCGATACCTGGGCCCAGCAGCAGCTGACCAGTTTCCGCGCGACCAACGACACCGCCGTCAACCAGGCGATCGAGGGCTATGACGGCAAGGCGCCGGGCCTGACCCAGACGGTGCTGGACACGACCGACCGCGCTTTCCAGCCCCTGCTGGATAGCGTCACCGATCCGATCCGTCGAAAGGCCTTGCAGGATCGGCTGGATGGCTATCGCGCCCAGATCGGCGCGACGGCCAGCGCCGCCGAGGCGGCCAAGCGATCGGAACCAATCCGCGCTCAGCAGGCCGCGCAGGAGAACCTAGCGCTATCCAGCCTGCTGATCGCGCGCGACACCAAGGTGAACGAAGCGCGCAAAGCGCGCGAGGCCCAAGGCGTCGTCGGCCTGGCGGACTATGCCAACGGCGCGCTGACCGACTACGACACCGCCACCAACGATATCGCCGCGACGATCGCCGATCCGGCCTTGAAGGCCAGGTTCCAGCAGCGTGCAACGGCCGATCGCTACGGCGAGTTCAGCAAGGCCCAGACGGTGCAGGAAGCCGGGCAAGCGGCCGTCACGGCGCAGACCGTGCGCAGCAACCTGGACGCCCTGCAAAACGGCCTCCTGGTCAATCCGGCCGGCTACGACAACGCGGTGAAGATGCTGCCGGGCGTGCTGGGCGCGATCAGCGATCCGACCTTGCGCGCGAGACTGGACGGCGAAGTCCGCCGCGGCCTGGCCAAGGCACAGGTCCAGGGCCTGCTGAACAGCGGTCGCCTGGACGTGGCCAAGGGCATCTTGGGCGGCGGCCAGCTGGACGCGGTGTTGGATCCGGCCGTCAAGCAGGTTTTCATCGACGAGATCCAGCGCACCGAACAGGCGGCGGCCAACGCCAGCGCTGGCGGCCAGTTCGATGGCGACGCCACGGCCGCGCCGGGCTTCGCGGCGGCGGCGGGTTTCGTGGTCGACGGGCTGGAAGGCGGCGACAAGCTGGTGCCCAACGACAATGGCAAGGGCGCGACGCGGTTCGGCATAAACCAGGCGGCCAACCCGGACCTGAACGTCCAAACGCTGACGCGGCCCCAGGCCATGAAGCGCTTTCGCCAGCGCTATTGGGATGCGATCGGCGCGGACGGCTTGCCGCCGGCCCTGGCCATGGTCGCCTTCGACGCGGCCGTCAACCATGGCGTGGACAACGCCCGCCAATGGCTGGCGCAGTCGGGCGGCGACGTGGGCAAGCTGCTGTCGTTGCGCGAGGCGGCCTATCGCGATCTGGCCAAGAACCCAGCCCAGGCCAAGAACCTGGACGAATGGCTGGCGCGCCTGGGCAAGGTCAAGGACCGGGCGCAGCGGATCAACAATTTCCTGGCCACGTCGGAGGGCTTCGCCAGCGACCCGTTGAACTTCGCCCTGGGCGATAAGAACAGACCGTCGTTGATCAAGGTTTCGACGCTGGAGGCCGCCGCGCCGCTGAACGGGGATCAGAACGCCCTGGCGGCGTGGGGCCGCGCGCTCAACGAGCGGGCCGCCCAGGGCCGCGTCCTGGCCGGGGAATACGGCGTCCCGGCCCGGATGCTGACCAACGCGGAAAAGAGCTTCTACGCCCAGCAGATCGAGACGGACCCGGCCGTGGGCATCCGCCTGGCGCAGGCGGCGAGGGCGGCCATCGGCCCCAGCGGCGCCCAGGCCCTGCTGCGCGAGATCAGCCCGGCGGCCGGCGACGCCGCGCCGGTGACGCTGCACCTGGCGGACCTGGCGGCCGGCGGCTCGCCAAAGTTCGCGACCGACGCCGCACGCGGCCTGGCGCTGAAGGCCAAGGGCGAGAAACTGTCCAGCTCGGACGCACATGCGATCCGCGATGAGTTGAACAGCTACCGCGTTGCCCTCGCGAGCGTTCCCGAAGTAACGCTTGCGGCGCAGCAAGCCGCTGAGGCGGCGATGATTGCTGACCAGGCATCCGGTATTGTGCAAAAACCGGAATACTACGCCCATCGCGCGCTAGGCGGGGTGCGCGTGGACGGCCGCAGCTATGGCGGCGGCGCTGTTGTCCAAGGGCGTCCGACGATCCTGCCGCGCTGGCTGAACGGCGACTATGTCGACGACGCCCTGCGCGTGGTGGGCGAGACCTGGTCGCAGCACGATTGGGGCCCGCACTTCGCCAACGGCAAGCCGATGACGCCGCAGCAGATCAGCCGCGCGGCCCTGAAGCTGTTGCCCAACGGGCGCTATCAGCTGGTCGATCCGAAGTCGGGCGCGGTGGCCGTGCGCAAGAACGGCCAGCCGTTCGACTTCAACCTGGACGCCGATCGCCGCAACCTGGCCGACGCCCTGGGCGCCAAGGCCGTGCTGGGAGCCGGGCAATGAGCCAATTCGCCGTCGCCGCGACCGTCACCCCGCGCGAGGAAGCCCCAGCCAAGCCCTGGGAAGCGCCCGTCAACTTCTTCGACGCGGCCCGCGCGGGCTTCGCGGCCGAGACCCAGGTCTATGCGCCCGGCGCGCGGGAGGAAGCCGCCCGCGCCCAGCTATGGAGCCGTCACCGCGATATCGAGCGCCTGACGGGCAAGAAGCTTCCGCGATCGGCCTTCATGGCGGCGGGCGACACGGCCATGGGAGCCAGCGCGGGCGACAGCGGCGGCGACTTCACCGGCGACACGGCGCGGGTCGAAGAGGACCTGGGCCTGCGCCCGGCGGCCACGCTGGACGATGCGGCCTATGAGGCCCAGATCGACAAGCTGCGCCTGCAATATCCGTCGCTGCGCGGCGTGCCGACGCGCCAGCAGCTGGACAAGCAGCGCGACGACCGCCTGAAGCGCCTGGCGATCGAGGACAACCAGCAGGGCGGCGTCGGTGGCTTCCTGGGTCACGTCGCGGGTGGGCTGCTGGATCCGATCAACCTCATGACGATGGGGATTGGTGGCGGCGGCAAGTCGGCGGTGAAAGAAATCATTCGCCAGGGCGTGGTCAACGCTGGGATCGAGGCGGCGGAACAGCCGCTGAAAGTCGCCGACGCCAGGTTCGGCGGCCCGCAACCGACCGCAGGGCAGATGGCGTTCGATGTGGCGGCGGCCGGCGTCGGCGGCGCGGTGTTCGAGGCGGGCGCCCGAGGCCTGGGCGCGATGGCGCGTCGCTTCCTTCCCGCCCCCGAGACGCCAGCCCTGCGCGCGGCCCAGGTGATGGAAGACGCCGACCGCCTGGACCAGGCCCTGGGCGACCTTCCGGGCGAGGACTACGGCCGCGCCGTCGCGGCCCTCGATCGCGGCGAGATCCCGCCGTTGACGCCGTCCCGCGACGTGGAAGGCCTGTTCGCCAATGCGCCGGCGGGCCAGCCCGCCCAGGCCGAATATCGCGGGCGCACCATCTGGTCCCAACGTTTCGACCCGGCGCAGTTGGACGTCGCGCCCGAGCTGTTCCAGTACAAGGCCGGCGGTGACGCCGAAGGCGTGACCCAGCGCCTGCGCGGCGTCGAGGCCTGGGACCCGACCAGCAGCGGCAAGGTCATCGTGTGGGAAACGCGCGACGGCCGCCAGCTGATCGCGGACGGCCACCAGCGCCGTGCCTTGGCCCAGCGCATGCTTGAAAAGGGCTGGGACGCCCAGCTGGACGGCTTCACCTTCCGCGAGGCGGACGGCTGGACCGCGCCCGAGGTCCGCGTCATCGCCGCGCTGAAGAACATCCGCGAGGGATCGGGCACGATCCTTGACGCGGCCAAGATCCTGCGCACGGCCAGCAAGGCGCTGGATGACGGCAGCTTGCCGGTCACGGGCGAGTTCATCGGCCAGGCTCGCGGACTGTCGCGCCTGTCCGACCAGGCGTTCGGCGCCGTCGTCAACAAGGTCATTCCCGAGCGCTATGGCGCGGAAATCGGCCTGATGGCCGGGAACCGCCCTGACCTGCACGAAGGCATGGTCCGCCTGCTGAAACAGATGGACCCGGCCAATGGCGACGAGGCGCGGGCCATGATCGCCGAAGCCCTGCAGGACGATTGGGTCAAGACCCAGGGGCAGACCCCGGACCTTTTTGGGCATGATCCGGCCACGTCGGCCATGATCGCCCGCGCCAAGATCGCCGCCACGGTCCAGCGCAGCCTGGCCAAGGATGCGCGGCTCTATAGCCAGCTGGTCAAGCACGCCGACGCGATCGAGGCCGGCGGCAACGCCCTGGCGCGCGACGCCAACGAAGCCAAGCTGGCGCTGGACCGCGCGGCCATGGGCGTGACGGCGCGCCTGTCGATGCGCACCGGTCCGATCGGCGAGGCCATGGCGGAAGCCGCCGCGCGCGTGACCAAGGGTGAAAAGGTCGCGACGGCCGCCAAGGGGGTTCTGGACCGGGTGCGCAAGGCGATCGAGGCGGGCGAGAGCCTGGACGCGGCGCGCGGTGCGGCGATCGACCCGGCCGCCCCCAGCCCGGCCGCGCGCGCCCTGGCCGAGCCGTTCGATGATCCGAACGGGAAGGGCGCCGAGGCCCTGGCCCGGCCGAAGCCCGAGGACGCCGAGCTGGAGAACAACCCGCCGCCGGGCCTGTTCGACGATCTGCCCGAGGCCGGCGTCTATGAGCGCGCCCACAAGGCGCTGACCCAGTGCGCGCCGGGCTAAGCCCCCCGGCGTGACGCTCGCGCGAGCATGGCGGTTCCAATCTGGAAGGAGATTGCCATGCTGGATCACGAAACACTGGAGGGCCGCATTGCCGCGTTCGATGCGTGGTCGGCGCGGAAGAAGAAGGAATTGGGGCCCTTCGCTGGACTTGCCTTCGGTAAGACTAACGTCGGCGGGATTTGTTTCGGCCGACACTGGCCGCATCTTCTTTGCTGGCAATGGACGATCTGGCTCACCCCCTATCGAGGCAGGACTTTCGATGGCCCGCGCCGCATCGCCTTCTTCGGCCGCCGCAACGACTGGTATCTGAAACTGTGGTTCTTCGAAATCCATTGGGCGCGACAAGCTTACGATCGCATGGCTGCCCTTGGGCCGCGCTGGAGTGATGCTCCCGCCATCTATCCTCGCACCAAACAAGATCGGGCCCGAGAACTCGCATGACCACGCCCTTCGCTTCCTGCATCGCTGACGCCCTGGCCAAGGGCGAGATCGACGAGGCCACGGCGGCCGAGACGCGCGAGGCCTACGACGCCGCGTTCGAGGCGGCGGGCGACCTGGGCGCCGTGGAGGCCGACCGCCAGGCGGCGACCGTGGCCATGACGGCCCTGGGGCGCAAGGCCCAGCGCGAGAGGGTGCAGCGGGCGCTGATGATCCGCACGCGCCAGGCGGCGCTGAAAAACGCCAAGGCCTTCCTGGAAGATCGCGGCTACACCAAGGTTCGCCTGGATGCGGGCGGCGACGGTAAGCCCCCCAAGGGCGGCTGGACGTTCGGCGGCGAACCGCCCAAGGAGGGGCCGTACAGTCAGGGCGGCATGTTCGCCGACTGGCTGAAAGAGCTGGTCGACGGCTCGGGCGGCCTGGCGGGTGCGCCGGGACCGTCGATCAAGGGTCGATACCAGGCGATCATGGGCGGACTTCAGGCCATGATGGCCGACCTGGCCGAGGCTTTCGACAGCAACACCGGCCTGCCGTACAAGGGCCGCGCCACCCTGGACAACCTGGTGCGCGAGGCGTTCGGCGAGGACACCGGCGACGAGGCGGCCAAGGCGCTGTCCAAGGCCTGGGGCGACACGGCCGAACATGCGCGCAAGCTGTTCAACGCGGCCGGCGGCGATATCGGCAAGCTGGAGCGCTGGGGCCTGCCGCAGACCCACGACGCTCTGGCCTTGAAGCGCGTGGGCAAGGAAGCGTGGGTCGAAAGCATCCTGCCGCGCCTGGACGCTGGCCGGATGATTGACACCGCCACCGACCTGCCGTTCGGGGAAAAGCGCCTGCGCGCCGTGCTGGGCGAGGTCTATCAGTCGATCGTCACCCTAGGCGCCGTCGATCGCGACATGGGCGAGAGCCTCGGCAAGGGCAAGCTGGCCAACCAGCGGGCCGAAAGCCGGTTCTTGGTGTTCAAGGACGCCGACAACTGGATGGCCTATCAGCGCGAGTTCGGCCGCGCCGACCCCTACGCGGCGATGATGCACCATCTGGACGGCATGGCCCGCGACGTGGCGCGGATGCAGGTCCTGGGGCCGAACCCGGACCACCAGTTCGATTGGCTGGCGCGCGCGGCCCAGCGCATGGCCGATATCGAGAAGGGAGCGGGGCGCGCCCAGAACGGGATAAAGAACGCCAAGGGCGATATCGAAAGCGCCAAGACCATGTACCGCCTGTTCACGGGCGAGCTGGGCGGCCCATACGGCCCTGACAGCCACATCGCCCGCGTCGGCCAGATGACGCGCAGCGCCCTGTCGGGCATCCAGCTGGGCAGCGCCGTCGTCAACGACCTGGTCAGCAACCCGGTGTTCGCGGCACAGACCAAGACCTATGCGGGCCTGTCGGCCATGCCCGACTTCCGCGCTTACTTCGCCCAGGCGACCAGCGCCGAAGCGCGCGCCGCCGCGCGGCGAACCGGGTTCATCGCCGATAACGCCCGGGCGCGATACAGCGACGCGGTGCAGCGGTTCCTGCGCGCGGACACTGTGGGCAGTAAGCTGTACGAGGGCGCCAACGCCTTCGCCCGGCTGTTGCCCAAGTGGGTCAACACGGCCGCGCTGCTGGACGCCAACATGACGGCCGCGCGCCGCGGCTTCCAAGACGAGTTCATGGGCCACGTGTTCGACAAGCGCGGCCTGTCGATCGCCCAGCTGGCCAAGTCGAAAGACGCCGAGGAGCGAGCCTTTGCCGCTCTCCTTCAGGCCCGTGGCTTCAGCGAGGCCGATTGGAAGATCATCGGCCAGGTCGAGCCCGAACGCTATGGCGAGGGCGTGGCCTTCGTCTCGCCCCAGGCCCTGGCCAAGGCCGGTCACGAGGAACTGGGCTGGCGCCTGGCCGAGATGATCGAGCGCGAGACCAGGAACGTGGTCCCTGAGCCCAGCCTGTGGGCGCAGGCCCAGCTGATGGACGAGAGCCGCCCCGGCACGATCTTCGGCGAGCTGCGCCGTAGCGCGATGAGCTATCGCAGTTTCACCGTCACCCAGACCTATAACTGGAGCCGCGAGTTCATCATGCGCGCGGCTCAGGCGGGGCAGGACGCGCGGATCCCGTGGCATCTGCGCGCGGCGATGCAGGCCGCGCCCCTGATCCTGGGCGCGACGATCAGCGGCGCGCTGGGTGTCTGGATCAAGGACATGATCAAGGGCAACGATCCGCGCCCGGCCTGGAGCGATGATCCTGCCGACGAAGGCAAGACCGCGTACAAATTCTGGGCGGCGGCGGCGGCCCAGGGCGGCGGGCAAGGCATCCTGGGCGACTTCCTGTTCAGCGTGGAAGCGCGTAACGGCAAGTCGTCGGCCATGACGGCCTTCGGCCCAGCGTCGGGTTTCGTGTCCGATACCTTCGACCTGACCTGGGGCAATGTCGACCAGGCCATCAAGGGCGAAGAAACCCACGCCGGCCGCGACCTGGCCAAGTACGTCGGGCGCTATAACCCGCTGGCCTCGCTGTGGTGGAGCCGCACGATCATGGACCGCGCGGTGATCGACCAGATGCAGCGCCTGATCGACCCCGAGGCCGACGAGGCGTTCCGACGCCAGCGCCAGCGTCTGGAGAAGGAATACGGCCAGACCCAGTGGTGGCCGCAAGGCCAGGCGCTCCCCGAACGCGCGCCCGACCTGACCACGGCGGCCGGCGGAAGCAAGCGCTAACCTAACCCCCCCGGCGCGCGCGCGAGGCGAACCTGACGGCTGAAGTCAGCTGCAGGGCTCGCGCCGTGACGATCAACGTCGAATATCCCGAGAGCGTCTATTATCCCACCGGCTCGACCCAAGGGCCGTTCGAGACGGTGTTCACGTTCGATGAACTGACCGACGTCCAGGTCATTATCCGTACCGACGACGTCGAAGGCGCGCCCCTGGCGATCGATACCGACTTTGGGCTGACGGCAACGGATCCTCAGGTTGAAGGCGGCAGCGTTCTGTTGAGCGTAGGCGCCATCCCCGCGGGCGGTTGGGACCCGGCCCGCCATGCGCTGATCCTGCGGCGAGATACGCCCCTGAACCAGAGCGTAGTTTTGGGCGGCACCCAAGCTTTGCGGCTCGATGCGCTGGAAGCCATGCTGGACCGGGTCGTGCGCCAGGGCCAAGAACTGCGCCGCGATCTGGGCCGCACGGGTGGTGGCGGTGGCGGCGGCGGTGGCGGCGTGGGCGCGTTGCTCGCGGCGAACAATCTTTCCGATCTAGTCAGCAAGCCGGCCGCTCGCACGAACCTTGGCCTAGGCGCGGCGGCAACCCGTAATGTGGGCACGGCCGCCGGCACCGTTGCGGCCGGCGATGACCCGCGCTTCGCCGCCCAGCTGGGCGCGCCGGGCCTCGCGGACATCAACGACTATGTGTCGGAAGGCGACCTGACCTATGACGCGGCCTATGCCGCCTGCATGGCGGCCAATGGCGTCGTCTATTTTCCGGCCAAGCCTCGGGCGATCACCGACGCCAACAACTACTACCGCTTCAACGCCACCTGCATGATCCAGCAGGGGCAGGCCGTGTTCGGTGACGGGCCGGGCATCAGCAAGGTGGTTCAGAATACCGCCAACGCCCACGTCTTCACCCTCGGGACGGATATCTACTGGTTCGCCCTGGAAGGCCTGACGATCGCCCACGATCCGCCGACCGCCGGCACGGGCTGTGGTCTCAAGCAAGGCCAGGGCGGTCACAACTGGGTCGATAACTGTCGCGTGCGCGATGTCTACGCCGTGGGCAACTATCGCGGTTTCGACCTCGGGATCCACTTCTCGGGCCGATACATAAACTGTCAGGCCAATGGCAACGCCCAAGAGGGTTTCCTGGCGACCACGACGGGCAATTCGATCGTTGGCACGACGGCCAACGGCGGCCCGCTGCAGATGATCTTCCAGGACTGCCAGGCCCAGGCCAACGGCTATGACGGCCTGTCCTATAAGGTCACGGGAACGGCCTTCGGCGGCTCGGGCTTGGGCTCGTCGCTGGGCACGATCCAGAATTTCACGACCTTCGTGAACGGCCACCACGATATTTCGTGCATCGGGACGGCCGCGCACCCGCTGCACTCGATGCGGGTGATCGGCGGCTTCATGGGCGATGCGGTCGGCGCCGGCGTCTATATCGATAGCTACGCCGAGAACCACATCATCGCGGCCGATTATATGGAGGGGATGGGGACCTATGGTGTCCACATCACCGCCAACAACAGGGACACGACCGTCCGGGGCGGTTTCATCACCGGCTCGTACTATGACGGCATCCTGTCGGCGGGCGCGGTCGGAACGAAGATCGAAGACCTCACGCTGCTGAACAATGGCCGGCGCGGCAGCGGCGGCGTTGGATATACCTGGGCCGGGGTCCGCATCGACGGCGGCGACGCCATGATCACCAACATCAAGGCCAAGGACACGGGCGCGGTCTATCAGACCTATGGCGTGTCGATCACGGGCGACAGCGTCATCCTGTCGGGTTGCGATCTGCGCAACAATGTCACCGCTCCCGTCATCTGGGCGACGGGCCCCACCAATTCCGTCGCGGCTGGTTGCCGTCCGTCTACGGTGAATACCGGCGGCGGCGCAGGAAATACGGTCACGGGAAATCTGACCGTCACCGGCAATATCACGGCCGGTGGGTCGATTACGGCCGCCACGGACCTGATCTCGAACGGGACGACGCACCTGAACGGCGCCGTCGCCGTGAATGGCGATATCAATATTCCGACCGGAGGCATCTACCTGACCGGCACCGCCGCGGGGCAGGGGGCGCTGGTCGCCACCAACTGCACCATCAACAAATCGCTCGGCGTCGGCACCGGCGCGACGGGTACTGTTGGCCAGATCGCCACGACCACGCTGGTGGCGTCTTCGACCATCACCGCAAACAGCAGCATCGTGTCGTCGCTGGGCAATATCCAGGCTCCGAACGGATCGCTCAGCGCTTCTAGCCTTTCGGTGACCAACAACATCTCGGCTGGCGGCAGCGTCACCGCCAGCGTCAATGTCCAAGCCGGGGTGGACCTGATCAGCCTGGGCACCCTGCATATCACCGGCCAGTCGGCGTTCGCCAACCACCTGAACATCACCGGCGCCGGGACCACGATCTACAACAATAACGGCAGCGTCGTGGTGCAGGACATCGCCTGCAGCCGCAGCCTGGGCGTCGGAACGGGCGCGAGCACTGTCACGGGCCGCATCGACGCGACCAGCATCTATCGCGCGGGGACGCCGCTATGAGCAGCCAGATGGCGACCGTCACGGCGTTGCAGCTGCAACAGCTCAACCGACGCTGCGATTACCAGGCGCTGGCCAAGCCGCTCGCGGCGGCCTGCGCCAAGTACAAGATCGACACCGCGCGCCGAGTGCGCCACTTCGTGGCCCAGCTGTGCGTCGAGAGCGCGGGCCTGACGCGGTTCGAGGAGAACCTGAACTACAGCGCCAAGCGCCTGACCGAAGTGTGGCCCAAGCGCTTCCCCAGTCTGGCCGCCGCCGCGCCCTTCGCCGGAAACCCGCAGGCCCTGGCCAACAAGACCTATGGCGGCCGCGGCGGCAATACCGGCCCGAACGATGGGTGGCTGTATCGCGGGCGTGGTCCGCTCATGTCCACCTTCCACTGCAACTACGCCGAGGCCCAGGACCTGACTGGCCTGCCTCTTCTCGCCCATCCGGACCTTTTGCTGAAGCCCGAGGTCGGCTTCGACGTCGCCGGCGCCTTTTGGTGGTCGCGCGGCTGCAATGAGTTGGTCGACGAGGATCCGGGCGAAAAGCCGCTGGCAACGATCGAGGCGTCTATCCGCGCCAACGAGGAAGACGATCTCCGGGCCGCGCGCCTGAAGGTCAACGGCGGGCTGATCGGCCTGGACGATGCGCGAGCCTGGTTGATCAAGACCGGCTTTATCTGGAGGGACTGACGTGGCGGACCTGACCTCGATCCTTGGCGGCGTCACCAGCGGCGGCCTTCTGGGCCTGGGCGGCAGCGTCGTGACCCAAGTGCTGACCTGGCGCCAGAAGAAGCAGGAAGCCAAAGACGCCCTAGACCGCGCGACGCTGGACTACGCGCACGAGAAGGACATGGCTGGCATCAACGGCGCGGCGGCCAGCCAGGCGGCCAATCAATCGTTCCTCTTCGGCCAAATGCAGGCGCAGTTCGCGGCCATGCAGGCCAGCATCGCCGATCAGACACAGCTGTCGGGCCATGTCAGCCAGTGGGTGGCGGACGTGTTGGCGCTGGTGCGTCCCGGCCTGACGCTGCTGCTGGTCTTGGCGGCATTGGTCATGGCGGTCGCGGCGGCGGCTCAGATCGCGCCTTCGGCCCTGGCGCCATTTCATGAATTTGCCTCCATGGCCAGCATGGCGGTGGCCTGGTGGTTCGGCGATCGCGCCGTGACCAAGGCGCGAGCGCAGTAGGGGGATAACTTGGGCGAGAGGCAGACCGTGGCAGGGGCTTACGCGAAAATCGAAGGGCACGAGGTATTGTGCGCCGAACGATACGCCAACATCCATTCCTCCCTGGAGCGGGTCGAAGGCGAGCAAAAGACAATCCGCAACGCGGCCTTCGCCCTGGTGGCGGCCATGGTCGGCTGGATGGCGGTCCAGATTTACGACAACATCAAGCCCAAGCCCGCGCCCGCCGCGACGGCCGTTGTCGTCAGTCAGCCGCCGGCAGCGCCCGAACCCGCCGCGCCCCGTTGA